TTGGCGAGAGCCTCGACAGTAGTTAGCTTGTCCGTGATGCCGTCTAATTGCACCATGAAGCGCGGGAAGGTTCCACGCTTCTGGTCTTTTTTCGGGCGAGCGGCTGCGATGGCGGCAGCGATGATCTCGGCGTTGTCTTCGGTGGTGTGTGTTGTCTTCATGTGGTGTCTGCTGGTTACGGTTTCATCATGTAGCATTAAGCTACACTGTGCAAGTCCTATTTGAAGTATTTTCACCAACGTCAGAGAACAATGAGATGCAGACCAACGGGCTAACGCCCGTGGCTGATCTCAAACGTTCTGTGATTCGAGCTTGTCGGCATCCCACGGGTAGCAGCAGAGGCGGTGCATCCGATTCATGTCGTTGGTCACTGGCCGCCATGCCGCCGTTTTTGGAGGCAGCGATTTTCCGCAGTAGATGCAGCTCGTCCTCCTCCGCAGAGTGCATTTGTCCCACAGCATGCCACGCCACCTGACGAGGATCACAGAACTAGCGGCTGGAGAGGAACGACTCATAGGTTGCTGTTTGTGTTTTCAATTCCCAGCGTCCGCCTCACAAATCACACGGGATGAGGCCTTTGTAGCCGGTCTTCCGCATCTCCTGGATGCGGAGGAAGAGGCGGCCGTCGGTGGATTCGCGGGCGTCGGGCCAGATGAAGATCTCGCCATGGAGGATGCCGCTGGCGTGGATGAGAGACCAGCCTTCGACGAGGGAGATGTTCCATTTGAGTTCATGCAGTGAGGCTCCGGGGATGGCCCGTGCCAGGAGCGCGTGGTATTGCGCCCAAGGCAGGGGCTGGGCTAGTTTCCCGCGTCTTTGTTCTGCGCGGTGGTTTTAGGGCCGCGCAGTATGGCGCGCACTTTTTGATAGGCCATTTCCATTTCGAGCACGAACTCGACGGCCTCGACCTTCTCTTTAATGTCATCACCGGGCACGTGCTCGACGCCCCACGTGTCGATCACCGAGAGCAGACGGGAGCGGTGCGGTTCCCAGTCGCGCGGCTCGTGATGCGCGAGATACAGCGCCTTCACGGCGCGCGCGAAATAGGCCTCGTAGAAGCGGATGTTATCCACGCTGGCGAAGTCCGGCATGGGCACGTCAGCGGCGCAGAGGGCATCGAGCAGGCGCGCGCGTTCCGCGCTCCATGGTTTGAGCACGGCACCGCGCCAGGTGCGTGAGGCATCGGCATCGAGCACCTTCTGGCGCTCGGCAGCAGAATCGTGAGGCGGGGCGAGGGGATCGGCGGGTGTGTCGGAGGGAGGGAGCATGGTGGTGAGAGATGAGAGATGAGGGATGATGAGACTTGGAGACAATGAGACAATCAGACAGGGAGACAGTGAGAGGCGACGGGATGTGCTGCTCCTTGTCTCATGGTCTGATTGTCTGATTGTCTGGCCTCGATCGCGGCGAGGCGCTTTTCGAGCGCGCTCAAATCAGAGGCGGGCGGGACGCGTTTACAGCGGTCGAAGAAGCTCATGAAGGAAGCGGCGAGGACTTCGTGGCCTTGTTTGCGGCCGTCTTCGAAGATGGCGGTGATGACCTCGCGCACGTCACAGCGGGGATCGAGGACGATGTAGATCTGCGGCAGGGAGCCTTGGCGGACGAAGGCGGGCTGATAGGTGCCGTCCTGGTGCTTGTGATCGCCAGCGGGCTGGAAATCGGCGAGTTGAAGCAAGTAGATAACGGCGGGACTGAACCCGTAGGATTTACAGTCGGAGAGGTCTTGGGGGGTCATGATGACGTTATTGACGGTGAATCAGGCGATGGGCGGTGCGCCGAATTTGCGGGTGAGCGCGTCCATGACGCGTCCGGTGTAGTTGGGGGCGAGGATGGCTTTGAGATCGCCTTGGGCGTTTTCAGCGATGAGGAGGGGCTTGATGGCTTCGATGTGCCGCTTGAGCTTGCCACGATGATGGAGCACGTCGTAGCCGAGGCAGACGGGGTGCAGGGGATCGGTGTCCTCCAGACTGAGACGGTAGGGATCGGCAGACGTGGGCGCGCGGCGGAGGCAATCCGCGGCGGCATAGATGCGTGGCAGTCTGGCCTCGGTGAGCATTTCATAACCGAGCGCGGGCAGTCCGTAGCTGTGCGCGCCGGCGGTGCCGCTGATGTCATTCACCGGCAGACCGACGAGGCCGCAAGCGGCGGTGAGGGCCATGTCGTTCGACCATTCCGCCGCGCCGCGCAGCTTCATGGCCTCATGCGGCGGGCCTTCACGATACACGGTGAGCAGACGATGCTCGCCCGTGATGACCAGCCGGTAACTGCGGCCGGTGCGCTGCATGTCCATGAGCGCATCGTAATTCGTGTGGGCATGCATCATGACGACGAAGGGATGCAGCGGCTCTTTTTGAGCGAGCTCGCCACTGCGCCACTGCTCGATCATGGAGATGTGCATGCCGGGGAATCGCTCGCTGCGCACGCCGAAGTGGAACTCGACGAGGCCCTTCTTTTTCTTCACGTCGTAGTGCGCTTTCGTTTCGCCGGGGAACTGGAGCACCTGGAGCGCTGCGGCGATGCGTGTGTCGGTGACGCAGGTGAGATTCGGCTCGATGCGGGGATGGGGAGACATGGCGGATGGGATATGGGACGCAGGGTGTCAAAGGCGGGAGGAATGGAGTGGTGGAGTAGTGGAGTGATGGAGTGGTGGAGTGGTGGATGCGGAAACGAAGAAGCCCGCTCTCGGTGACAAGAGCGGGCTTTGGCGCGATGAGGAGGACGGAGACCAGTGGGGATGGGTTACGAGCTGAGAGCGACGAGCGGGCAGTAGGTGGTGGAGAGATCGACCTCGGGGGCTTTTTCGGGGGAAAGCATGCGCTTGACCTCTTTCACGAAGAGGAGCTTGGCAGGATCGCGCGTCCAACCGTGGATGGTCTCGGGATCGACGGCACCGGAATCGACGGCGGCGAAATTGGCGAGGGTGATGTTGGTGCCGGCCTGTGCATTGGCGAGACCGGCGGCCTCGCCATCGGCATTGGGAATGATCTCCATCTTCACGTTGATGTCCGCGGCGGTCTGGAAGATCTGCACCTGCTTGATGCCTTCGTAATGCGTCGGCGTGCCGGCGACATGCCCGGTTTTTTCACGCACTTTCACGCGCGGCGTGAACTCAAAGCTGAGCATCACGCAGGAAGTATCGGTGTATTCCTTGAGGTCGTGGTCGGGCAGGACGCCCCAGGAGGTGTGCGGTGTGGCAGGCATGACGAGTCAGAGGTGAGGGATGAGGGATCAGAGATGAGGGATCAGAGATGAGGGATCAGGGATCACTGGGCGGCGGTGCCGCGGGCGATTTTAAGGACGGCCTTGGTGCTGCTCTTGGCGATGAGCACAACACCGGGATACCAGCCGGTGGTGAGATCGCCCACGGGCGCGATACCACCCGCGGTGGCGCTGAGCACATAGACGGTGCCGGTGGTGAGCGAGAATCCCGGCGTGAAGTCATCGTCTTCGACATTCACGCTGACGTATTGGCCGGAGGCCGCGCCACTGACAGCGATGCCGACGACAGCGGCCGTGGTGGCGCTGGCATTGGCATCGGCGAGCTTGTAGGTGCTGGTGGCGCTGTCGAGGTAGAGCGTTTGCCCGGCGGTGATCGTGGCACCGGCGATGCCAGTGACGACACGCGCACGCGAGCCAGGGGCGACGCTGGCGGCGGTGACGCTGACATCGGCGGCGCGGACGTGAGAGGCGATGCCGATGGCAAGAACGGCGGTGAGAGCGAGGAGACGGAGGAGGTGCTTCATGGGTGAAGGGGTGGAGTGATGGAGTGGTGGAGTGATGGAGTGATGAAAGGCGAGACGATGAAGGCAGGGTGTCAAACCTCACGCATGGGGCGCGATGATGTGAACACGCATGGCGAGCGAGTAGAAGACGGTGCGGGATTCTTTGCCGCGCACGACGGGCTGGATGCCTTCGTGCATGATTTTGACGATGGAGAGGTTTTCCCGCTGCTCGTCATCGAGCGCGAGAAACCAGGTCTTGAAGGCTTCGTGATCGCGCAGTCGGGCGCTGCATTGTGCGAGCCATTCGGAGGCCTGCGCGCTGGTGGTCTGTTCGGCTACGGTGGCAGGTTCCTTGGTGCCATCGGCCTCGGATGCTTTTCCCCAGGTGAGGATCATGATGCTCACCAGCAGCTCGCGGCGCGGGCCTTTGCTGCCTTCCTCGCGTGCGGTGACAACAAGCGATGGAAAGGCGGGCATCGTGCCTGCATCCATGATCTTCTTGGGCAGCACCTCATTCGATGGCACACCGGCCGTGATGCTGTCATCATCGGCGAGGTAATCACGCCAGATCTTGGCGCAGTAGAAATCGAGGCTGGTGTCGAGAACGGTCATGCGGTGTCAGGATTTGAGCGGACTGGAGCCCTCGACCACCCACACTGGCGAATGCGCCGCCTGGCCGGAGACGCTGAGGAGCGTGTAACGACGCCCCTGGTATTCGAGCGCGTCGTGCGTGAGGCTGGGGGCCGTGGAAAGGATGGTTTTCGGGATGTGGGCCGCGATGGTATGCACCTGCGCGACGCCCCATTCCTCGCTGTGTGCTTTGTTATCGCCCTCTTCGATCGTGCAGCCGACGAGCGTCTTGCGTCCCGCACTAGTGATGAGGATCAGCGGTGCCGCTGTGGTGCTCGCGAACGGCGAGGCCGCCATGCCACGAGCGACGGCTTGCTTGAACATTTCCTGCGGGGTGGGCATGTCGGAGAGCGGGTGTCAAAGGTGGCAAGACAGGGAGACAATGAGACAATCAGACAATGAGACAGGGAGACAATGCAAAGAACCCGCCGCGCTCCCAACCAAGATGCGCGACGGGTTCTGCAGCAACCAACGGCAGAGGGCAAGCTGCCGCGGTAAGGGTTACAGATCGAGCTTCTGGTCGTCGTTGCCGCCTTGGATCGGCTGCGTGATGGCTTTTTCGTTGGCCGCTTCAAGGCTGGTTTCCAATTCCTTGATGCGGGCAATGGCAGTAGTGAGAGCGGAGGCAAGCTCAGGCTTTTTCAAACCCGCGATGTCCTCGGGGATGGCGACTGGCTGAGGGGCTGAGGAGTCTGTCGGTTGCTGCGCGGTGGGATCGTAGGCCGGGTTGCGCTTGCGGATGCCGAGGGCGTTGTTGAGGATGGTGAAAGAGGCGATGTGGGCGGGGGCCGCGTTTTGCGCGGTGCGCAGGTCTTGACCGGAGGGGCCAGCGTAGAGGGCAGTGACGGTGCCACGTTGACCGGGGAGGGAATGGCCGATGAGGATGTGGAGGCTCATGAGGAGAATGGGTGGAGAAATGGAGTGCTGGAGTGCTGGAGTGCTGGAGTGCCGGAGTGATGGAGGGCGGGTGTCAAAGAAAGCGCCCGCTCTGGTGAGGGAGCGGGCGCTGAAAACACGCTGAAGCGTGAACAACAAACTTACGCGGGGCGGATGATGTGGCCGGCGTAGTCGAGGCCGACACCGGCGGTGACGCCAGCGGTGTCGCTGACATCGCCACCCACCTTGGCTCCGTAGAGCATGGTGGGCACGACGTAGAGATCGGCGGTGCCTTCCTCCTGGAACTTGGCGATACCCATGGCAACCTGGTTCACGGGATCAAGCATGGACTCGATGATCGTGGACTGCGGAATGCCGAGCTGCGCGGCGAGATCGCCGGTGCGAGCGGGAGGCGCGCCGCCTTTGATGGCGAAGGCGCGCTTCTCGAAGGCAAAGGCGCTCATGTTTTCCTTCGGTGTCACGGTGCCGCCAGTGCCATCGGCCGAGGCAGCGGTGGCGGTGCCTGCGAGGGCGAGCGCACGGGTGTCCGCGAGCTGGAAGGTGCTGCTGCTGACATAGATCACGTAGTAGTAGCCTGCGGTCCAACCTGCGGAGAAGCCGGTGGTATAAACACGCTGGCCAGTCTTGAGACCGTGGGATGACTTAGTGAAGAGATCGCCCGAGTTGGCGACGCTGACGCTGGTGAGCGCGGTGCCGGTGTTCGTCGGCAGATCGGCATACTCGCGGATCTCGCGGAAGCCGAAGGCATTGCGCCAGACGCGGATGGTTTCACCACCCTGCGCGGCACCGAAATACTGCGAGTTGATGAGGCGCTGATCGGCGGCGAGGACGGAAGCGACGGCGGTGTTGACGAGCAGGTAGCGGTCATTGCTTTCGGTCTTGCCGTTCATGGCATCACCGATGGCAATGAGGGCATCCACATCGAAATCGGCGGTGGCGATGGTGCTGCCCTGGCTGAAGCGAAGGCTGTTCACGAGGCCGAGCACGTAATCGACCATGCCTTTGCCGAGCACGTATCCACCATCGGCGATGTTGGCATTGTAGTCGATGATCTTGCCATCGGTGATGAGGTCGGTGTGCGCCAGCTTGAGCGGGACGGTGGGCCACTGGTCAATGGTGAGCGGGACATCGACCCACAGGCCACGGGCCGAGGCCGCTCCGTTTTTGTAGCCACCGCTGCCAGAGCTGTAGGTGCTGGCGCTCGGCAGCGTGGGGATGTGGGCGATGGCGGATGCGTTGTAACGCAGGTCCATGCCGGTGAAATCCGTGCCCATCAGTGCGAGGGCAGGGACGCGCTTTTTGAAGGATTCGATGTTCAGCGCAAGAAGCTGGGAGACGGAGAGGGTGAGGGCCATGATGTTTTAGAGGTGAGGGTGGGACTTCAGGGTGCGGTGGAATGTCAAACGGGGATTAGTTGAGGTGCGCTTTGGCGCGGGCGGCTTGGATCTTCTCGGACTCAGCGCGGGCTTTGGCGGCGAGCTTGCCTTTCTCCACGGGATCGTGCGTGGCCTCGGCTTCGGCCCACAGTTCCTCGACGCTCTTGGTGGCATTTGATGCGGAGGTCGTGGCGGGGAGCTGGCCCTCGGGGAGACCGGAGGCGGCGAGTTGGTGGATGACTTCGGTCTGCACATCCTTCTTCTCTTTCTCCAACGTGGTGACGACGGCTTGCAGATTAGCAGCCTCGGTGCGGAAGGTGTTCAGCTCCGCGAGCTGACTGGCGATGGTGGCATCGCGTGCGGTGATCTGCGCGGTGAGATCGGCGATGGTGGCATCGCGTGCGGTGAGATCGGCACGCAGCGCGGCGACGGTGGCGGCATTGGCATTCGCTCCCCGCAGTAGCGCGGTGGCGGTGGCGATGACGCCGGGCTTTGTCGGAGACTCGGAGACTTGGGGAGCCGGAGACTCGGAGACGGCGGGAGCGGGTGCGCCTTGACCACCGGCATCCGGTGCATCGCTGGCGGCGTTGAAGAGAGGTGTGTGAGGGCGGAGCATGGTGCGTCGTGGTGACGCACCGGTGGGGGTGTCAAAGGCCGCGCGTGGCGCGGAATGACGAAACCAGAATGACGAAGGACGAAGGCCGTGGCTGTTAGCACAACCTGAGTTGGTTTAATCAACTGTTCTCCCTCTCCATCAGGTTGCCGTCGAGGTCGATTTGGCGTCCCGCTTCGTCGAAGTAGTCCACGAGTTCATGGTCGCCGGGATTGCAGTTCGGGCACAGCACGTCGATGATCGCGCAGTTTGGTGGGTCTGTGTCGTCTTTGGCTGCATACTGAGAGCGTTTGCATTTGCGGCAGTAGAGCCTGATTTTGTTCTTTGGCGGAGGCTTGGGCTTGTGTCCGCAAGCCTTGTCGATCATCGCATCTAGCGGAGATCGTGGCCGAGGGAGAACCAGCGGATGCAGGCAACCGCTCGAAGATGTCAGTCGTGTATTCATGGCTTTGTGCTCGCGGTCGCCTGATCCTTGACGTTCGCCTCACATCAAACTGGCGATGCAATGCGCGAGCGTGGGGTGGATGGCATCGGCGAGGCCATTGGCGAGGGCTTGATCGCCGTAGAACCACTGGCCCTGCATGATCTCGGGCGTGATGACAGGGCGGCGGGACTGCATGAAGATCTTGAACATGCTGCCGATATGCTCGACGCGGCCCTGGATGTCGCTGCGCTGCGCAGGCGTGAGGCTGGTGCCTTCAATGCCGGCACCTTTAAGCGCTCCATCGGTGAAAACTTGCATTTGCAGGCCTTCCATCTCAAAAGCCTTGGATTCATCGAGGATGGCGCACATGGCTGAAATGCTGCCGAGCATGGCGCTTTGACCGCAGTGGATCTCATCGCACGCGGCGGCGAGCCACATGCCACCGGAGCAGGCTTCGTCGCAGTAAGCGATGAGCTTGCGACCGGTCGCGGCGAGATCGAGCATGCACTGCGCGGAATCGGCGACACCGGCGGCGGCACCGCCGGGCGTGTTGAAGTGGAAAACGACGGTCTGCACATCGGCTCGGTTCATGAGCGCGAGGCACTGCGCATTCAGCGTGTCGAGGTCGTAGCCGCCGCACATCGTTTCGAGGATGTCGAGGTGCTTTCCAAGGATGCCCGTGACGGGCACGATGGCGATGCCTTGCTCGATTTCGAGGTGCGCGAGGCAGTCCATGTCGGCGCGCTGCTGGAGTTTTTCAGGGCCGTGGTAATCATCTTCCGGCTCGCCGTTATCTAGAAGCGCTCGTGGACGGTCAGCTAAAGCCGCGCGGAATTGGGAGCGGATGCTTTCGTGTTTGGATTCACGAATGAGCCATGGCTCGGCATAGATGCGGGCGGCGATGCGAGGGAGGGAGCGGAGGGCTTTCATTATTCGATGGGCTCAGGTTCGTTTTGCGGATCGGGCGCGTCGCCATCGACGGACTGCGGCGCAACGCCGGTGAGCGGTGGCGTGGGGAGCGTGTAGCGATCCGGGAAGACGCGCTCCGGCGTGACGCGGCCCTCGGGCAGGCCTGCGGCGGCGGACTGGCGGAGGCATTCGACCTCCGCAAAGATGGTCTCGGAGATGGCCTGCTTGATAGCCTTTTTCCAGTAGGCACCTTTGGCTCCCCAAGTCTCCAGCCAGGTCGTCTGACCGGATTTGAGATCGGTGAGCGTGGCAGCAGCCGTGCGGCCGCCGTCGATGTCGCTGGCGGCAAGGCCGATGTATTGAAAGGACTGCGTCCACAACTCGCCGGGCTGCAGTTTGGGCTGGCGGAGGCGTCCGGCGGCCATTTCCAGCGCGAGCGTGTAGATGACCTGATTGTGGATGCGCTTGCTCTGCTCGTAGTGGTTCAGCTTCACCCAGCGCTTTTCGTCGCTGTTCAGCGTGCGCAGGGCAGGGCCGGTGAGTCCGGCGAGGTTGCAGAGGCGCTCGTAGCTGACGCCGGCGGTGTAGCAGCAGTCTTTGAGCAGGGCCTCCTCGAAGGCTTGGTTGTTCATCGACGGGCGGTCGTCGGTGATGACCTTCATTTTCTGGCCGGGAGCCAGTCCGGGGGTGACGCCGCCGGAATAAACGGCCTCCATGTTGATCGTGGCGGTGGTGCCATCGGGCTTCGTGATGGGCACGCGGATGTTGGTGCCTGCGCCGGGGCCACCAGGCACCCCAACGGGCGCGGTCGCGACGGCATCGGTCTCGATGACAGTGCCGAAGCGAGACTGCGACTTGATGGCGTGCTTGTTGTATCCTCGCGTTTCGATCACGTCCTGCATGTTCAGCACGGCGGCGGCGAGGATGGAGAGAGGCCGCACCTGCCCGCGATTTTCGAAGCGGGTCATGTAGATGCATTTCCAGGCCTCGATCACGGTGACATTCGTCGGATCATCGCCATCGCGGATGCCGTAGGCGATGTGGCGGCCGCGGTAGATCTGCACGCCGTCCACCCAATCCGGGCCTACATTCGGCGGATTGCAGAGCTGATGCGATTCATAGTAGGCCATGCGAGCGCGACCGCCCTGGCTCATGGTCTTGACGCACAACACATCGGCATCGCGGAAGATGCTGATATTGTCTTGAATCTGGCCGCCGAAGAAATCGAACTTGCCCGCCATGTCCCACACCTGCGCACTGCCCGCGATGGACATGAAAGCCTCAAAGGCCAGCTCGTTCCACTCTTCATCGCTAGTGGTGGGCTGCGGGGTGAGGTAGCCGAGCATGGTGGCCATGCCGTTCACGAGGCGGCGGATGAAGCCGAAGTGGTTGTAAAGGAACTGGATCTTGCGAGCGACTTCGTTCCGCGTCCAGCTCGTGATCTGGCGGCGCGTGTCGGTGGTAGGCCAGTAAATGTAGCCGCGGGCGGGATCATTGCCTGCAGCTTGAAAGCCATTGTGCCCGAGGAGCAGGAACGGCCCGGCCGTGGTGGCGGCTTGATCGCGATTGGCGGGCGCATCGGTGACCATGGCTGCGCGGGCTTGTTTGGCGAGTTTTGTGCGACGGCTCATGTTAGCAGCGGGTGTAGGAGCGGCTGAAATCGGTGCCGCCGGTGATGGATTGCGTGGTGCCTGCGGCTTCCTCGGCCTCGAAACGCTGCAAGGTGACCTCCAGGAGCTGGAGGAGCGTGGTGGCCGGCATATCACGCAGCGCGTCCATCGTCTGCCCTTTGAAGCCGGTGCTGGTGACGTATTCGTCGCCACGCAGCACCGCCTCGGTGGCGGCGGTGTGCAGTTCCATCAGCCAGGCCTTGGCATCCGGCTTGGCGCGGGCCTGCCGCAAGAGGGCGGTGATGATGAGTTCAGAATTGAGGGGAGCTGCCACGCGGGAGCGCCGGTGTCAAAGCCGGGGAACGTCCGCTGCGCCGAACGGCGCTCGCTCAGGCTCGCTCGTCGGCGAGCTGTTGGTTGTCCTTCATCACATACTCCCGCGAGTGCGGATACTTCCCATCTGGTTCTTCATCGGCAGGCGGAGGCGGTGAGGAGGTGGCGGTGATGCCGTGGGCTTCGAGGAGGGGATTGAGGTGCTCCAGGAGCCAGAGCACGAGGTATTTGGTGGTGTCGCGCCAGTCGTTGGGGCCGAATTTCTGTTTGTTGTGAATCCAGGTGTCGGTGGTCTGGTCGTATTTTTCGGCGGTGAGTTCGGCGGCGAATTCGGCGGGATAATCGTGCGGCAGCCACAAGCGCCAGCCAGGCGCACGGGTGAGCTTGTCATTCAGCTCGTGCTGCATCGGGTGGTCTTTGAAGTAGCGCACCTTCAGCGTGCCGAGATCGCAGATGTCATCGACATAGCGCAGCATGCGTCCGCGGGCGGTGTCTTTGGAGCGTTTGTCAGGCGAGGCATCGCGCTGGCGGCCAAAGGCTTCTTTTTCACCTTCGCCGCGCACGGGCCAGATCTGCAGTCCGAGCTCGTGATAGCACTGGAGGCAGAATTTATAGACGGCCTGCCCACGGTAACGCGAATCGAAGAATCCGGCGGTGATGAACATGGGCTCATCACTGCCTGCGATGTGATAAGGTCTGCGGATGACGTTGGCGAGCAAGGTGCTCTCATCATCCTCGCGGCCGAGATCGAGCAGGTGGGCCTCGCATTGGCCCGGCAGCGTGGCATCGACGCGCACGCTCCAGACGCTCCATTTGAGGTAACCGAGCTGCTTGTCGATGAAGAGGACGATCTGCGTGGGCGTGAAGGGAAGCGGGGCGGAGAAGACGCCGTGGCGATAGGCGAGGCGGTAGCCGCCGGGGATGCCGTGCGTTTCGGTTTGCTCAATCTCGGTGCCATCGGGCTGCTTGATGCGGCGGGTCTCGATGCGACCGGCGACGAGCTTGGCGATGGTGTCGGCATCGGTGCTGACGATGTCGGGCTCCTCGCACTCGCCTTCGTGGTTGTTGATGTAGTGCGCTTTGGCCTCGTGCGAGGGCTGGATCTCGAACGCGACGAGATACATGACGCGGAGCTTTCCCCAGGTGACCTTGGGGTGATAGCTGACGTAGTCGCTGAGCTGATAACTTTCGACGCCAGGCACGGGCGGGACGTATTTGCCATCGAGACCGCGGCGGCGGTGCTGCGGATCGCGTGGCACCCACAAAGCGCCGTCGTTCATGAGGCGCTTTTCGTGCTCGTCGATGCGGCCCTGACAGAGCGGGCAGACGACGTAGGTGTGCTTTTCGACGAGTTCCAGATTCCACGTGCCGTCGAGGTTTCGGCAGTCGGGGTCGTTGCGGAAATGATCGCGGGCGAGCACGAAGCGGCCCTCGCAGCGCGGGCACTGCACCTTCCAATCTTTTTGCGAGCCACGGATGAAGTAGCGATCAATGGGGCCGCCGGCCTTTTTGGGCTTGGAGATCGCGATGAGCAGGGAGTCGGCCACATCGGTCTGGCGTGACAGTGCTCGCTCATAAGTCGTGGTGCTGTCGGTTTGATCGTGCTCCTCCAGCTCGTCGAGGATGAAGTAGCGCACCCACCATTCCGTGAACATGCGAGCGGAGCCGGAAGGCCCCATCTTGATCGTCATGTTGAGCAGGTGGATGTTGCTGAGGCCGGTGTCGTGCTCATCGGGAGAGATCTGCGCGGCGGCGGCTTTTTGGATGCTGGAGAGCAAGCGGCGCTTTGTGACATCGCGGCCTTGTTTGTCCTCGGGGAAGACGACGCCGGCATTGCCAGGCCAGTTCTCGGGCATCCAACGCAGTATGTTGAACGCGGCCTCGGTGCCGCCGGATCGCGAGGGCTTTTTGATGACGCATTCGCGGACATCGTGACGCAGCGGCAGCTCTTGGATTTCCTTCATCCATGGCGTCATGTCCGGATCGTAGAAGCCCTCCTGCGCGGCCATTTTGGCATCGAGCCAGACTTCGCGAGCGGCCCACTGCCACACGGGCTCGGTGGGCGTCTCTTTAAAGTTCGCCGCGGCGACTTCGGCGGCGATGCGATACTCCAGCGAGTTCATGAGCCTGTCCTTCTGGCGGCGATCATGCGTGTGGCGGAAGAGCTCTAGATCGGGCGGCTTTTGCCCCGGAATCGAGAACGATGGGAAATCGAGGGCGAAGACCATGGCTCACGAGGGGAGGAATTCGGCGATCTGCTCGTCGGCGAGCGCCTCGGCAAACCGGGTGCCTTTAAGAGCGGCAAAGATGCGGTCTCGATACCGCATGACGATCTCGCGGCGGGCATTCGGCTCCAGATGCGCCGCGTAGCGATCCATGATCTGCCGCATTGCCGAGGTGAACGATTTGTTGATGGCTCCAAAAATGACACCGAGGGCCTCGCGCTCTTTGTCGGCTTCGAGAACCTCGCCGGTGGCGAGTTTTTCTCGCTGGCGGTCTTTTTGCCAGGCTCGCAGCTCTTTCACGAGGGCCTTGTATTCGCTCCAAGCACGAAAGAAGGCCTTGTTGTCGCTGCGCTTACGGGCATTCGACATTTCTGTCAGCCAGCCATGAGCGAACTCTTGAAGCTGCTTTTCGCCCGCCGTGGCCTGGTCATCGAGCTGCGGCAGATCAAAATCGGGCGGCAGATCGTCCGGCAAGGCGTCCTTGGCAGCAGCAAGTGCCTCAACGGCGGGAGCGGAAGCCTTTTCGCCCACCTGCTCCGCCAGCACCATCCACGCGGGCGGCTGTTTTTTCATCACCCCCGCGTCTTTGAGTCGCCGCCACCACGCCGCCAGCTCATGCGGCCGCTGAAACGGCGGCAGATCCGACGGCGAGACCATGCGCCCCTTTTTGATCCATCGCTTGAGCGTTCGCTCCCCATCTTCACCCGCCGGCGATTGCCCGCCAGACAGCGCCGTCAGTTGAGCCACAAACTCACCGATCCCGACACCCCCATAAAAACGCATGCTTTCCCGCCGCCGGGATTCCTTCACGGATTCCACCGGCGGAGCGAGGGACAATTCCGCTGAGCCTACTTTTTCACTCACAACCCAGAATCCGTGTCAATTCAGGGACATTTGGGAAAATAGCGCCGCGCTCTCAAAACTGCACAGGGACGTTTAACCA